TGAAGTTCTTCTTGCCGAAGCCCATCGAAGCGCGGATCGGCTGGCCGTTGTCGTCGTCGCCTTCGAGGAGGTACACGCCATCGCTGCGCGCGCCGTAGTAGCTGTCGCCGATGCGCGCGAAGCTGTTGAAGTCGTACTGCTCGTACGAGTAGCTCGCGGACGTGTTGAGGTTCATCACCCACGTCTGGTTGTCTTCGTCCGCCAGCGGCACGCCGGCCAGCATGTTGATCGCAGACATCATCACCGCCGAGATGTCGGCACTGATCGCGTCGAAGATCGGAGTCACCGCGAGCAGCGAGACGATCGAGGTTTCCTCGCGCGTGGTGAACGTCATGGCGTCGGTGATGACGCCGCTCTCGTTCATCAGCGCAGCGATGAGTACCGAGCCGATCATCGTTGGAGGAATGTTGACGACTTGGATCATCGATCCGGTACCCATCGGATCACTGCGCGCAAATACCATGGGGTACTCCATAGCGAGCTTCGCCTCGCCGTAGGGATGGTCCGCCGCCAGCATCGCCAAGCGCTTCATTGTCATCGTCGCGCCGCCAGAGCCCACGTACGAGAAACCGACAAAAGTCAGTGGTTCCATGGACATATTCGAACCGCTCGCGACGAGAAAGTCCGTTGCGTAGCTGTACATCTCCATCGGCGCCATACGCAGTGCGACCCCGCCAACGGGGTAGTTCGACGCCATCATGGTCAGCGGTAGCATGGTCAGCGGCGACTTGTCCACCGCTCCGCTGACCATGCGCAGGGGGAGCAGGTTCATCGCCACATCCACAACCGCGCGGCCCGCGTTCATGGCCATCGGGCGCATAACCAAATCAGCAGCAACGACAGGCCGAAGCACTGGATCGTAGATATAGTCGCCAGCCGTGTACAACGCAGCATCGGCGTAAAGGTAGTTGTACGGCGGTACGTAGAGTCCCGTGTGTCCGACAAAGATAGTCCGGTCGTTTGGAGTGCCTGCACCAGGATCAAGTGCTTCGTTGTGCGGCGAGGAGTAGTACAGCAAGTAATTCAACGTCCCGTCGAGCAGTTCGCTCACAGTCATGAAGATCGTGTCGCCGTGGCGCACAATCGTGAACGTGGCGCCTTCGGCGTACGCGACCCGTAGATCGTGGTCTACTGATCCATTGTCGCGGCTGCTCACATTGCCGCCATACAAATTGAACCCGATCGATGGGTTCATGCGGTATGGGCTGTAAAAAGCTAACCCAACAATAGCGCCAGTGAGAGATCGTGGCGCTTTGAAGCTGAATACAAGATCCGTCTGAAGCGACTTGATCGACAACGCACCAGCGTTCCATCCGACATTCAGACTTTCAACCGTGGCGGGTACTGTAACCGTACGCGGCGGGATCACGATCGAACCTGATGTCACGACGGCTACTTTTATAGCAGAGGCAAAGACACTGACCCCGCCGCTGCCGATTGGGTATTCCTTGCCGCCAATGAGTTGCGATACTGCATTCGCAGGCGGCGGCACGGACGGTCCTACCCAGTGGTACTCTATGAACGTCGTCGGGATCGTGTACCCCGGAATGACAACTTCACGTGTCGTGTTGACCGTGATTGTGTCCTTGATCAGTTTGTTGCTCATGGCTTGTCGAACTCACCGGGGAATGCCGCGTACACACTCTTGGCGTAGTTGGCGAAATAGTGATCCATCGTCCAGGCGCTGAAGTACGCACCAGAGTCGAGGCTCGACGGACCAGGGTGCAGGGTATAGAGCGTCTTCCAATCGACGAAGTTACCATCGGTCGACATGAATGTCAGCGTGCCCGCAGCATGGTCCGGTGCGGCGAAGATGATCTTGCCGGGGTTACCAGAGTTCACATACGGCTTCACGACGATGCCGTAGATCCCGCCCTGGCCAGGATTCCCGGCAGATGTCGGCTTGTTGATCGACGGCGCGACGATTGCCTCGGGCACGGGTGCAGAAGTAGTCCACGTTGCCCCGAAGTCGCGGCTGAATACGATGCGCCACACGAAGCCGAACGTGCCCTCGTCGTAGAGCGTCGGGACGTACACACAGCCGTTGCCGAACGCCATCGGGAGCGGGCGCATCCAACCGAGCAACGTCGTGCCAGGGATTGGGTTGGTCGTCACCGAATTGCTTAGGTCCGGGTTCCGCTTCTCGCGATACCCACCAGTCATGTTCACCAGGAAGTTTTCGAGCGGCCAAGTGATCTTGGTGTACCCAGTGCCGCCAGTACCGATGAACGCGATGCAACGAAACACCGCGCCGATGTCGCCGATGTTGTACGGCGGCCCGCCCGCAGCCTGGTAGTCCGGATCACCCTGCATGTACGCATTCGGCACGATCACGAGCGACTTGTTGCTACCCAGATAGACAACCTTCATGTTCTTCAGCATGTACATCAACTGAGAGTCGTTGTAGAAGCCGAGAGAGGGAAGGTTATCGTCATCAGGGCCGATGCCTTCAGTCACACCAGGGTCGGTCAGGTTCGTGTAGATGTACGGCGTCAGGAAGTCCGCGTCATGCTCGGTCCAGGTATCTCCGTGGTCGGTCGTCAGCACGAGCTTGATTGGGCCGTAGACTGGAGGATCGGAGTAGCCGGGGTCGACAACCGGCAACCCGGTATGAACATCGGTGTGGCTGTTGCGCACGCCGATGTAGTTGTTCAGCGGCGCGCGGAAGCAGATCGCTTTCCCACGACCGATGCACTCAGGCATGAGCGTCCATGACGCCCAGCGTCGACCCGTCGCCAGGTTGTCTACGCCAGTTATCGCCGGCAGATCAGTCGCGGTGTACGTCGTCTCGGTCAGTGAATAGTCGCCCGTCGCGCCGATGAGGATGTGCGGCCGCGGCGAGATCAGGAAGCCGCCGAACGCCTCGTATGTGACGACGTTCTCAAGATAAGAAGTCAAGTATCGGTATCGCTTCGTGTCGTTGTCCCAACCAGTCGGCACGGTCGTGACGGTGAGAAGGAACGCGGCATACCCGATGGGGTCACCGATCGGGTCAGGCGGCACGATCGGCAACGTGTCAGCGAAGGAGATCGTCTTCTTCTCGTGCCCTAGCTCGGTCGCGCTGTACTCCCGGCTCGCGATGCTCGCGCGCGCGATCGAGAAGTGATACATCACACCGTCATGGCTCGTACCCGTCGTGTCGGCCAGGCCGGTGATGCGAGCGATGTAGTCGTCGCCCACGAACGCCTTCCAAGGCGTGATCTCGTAGGTCGTGACGCCGTAGGAGTATTCGGTCTTGTGCTTCTTCTCCGGATTCGTCGTCAGCATCTCGAAGCCACTGGTGCCGAGAGTCTGATGCCCCCAGAGGTAGTCAACCACCTTCACAGGCTTGTTGACGAACACCTCATAGAACCCGTTCTTCTTGTAGCTGACCGAATCCGGCCCGTAGGTCGTCAGGAACGGAGCATCGATGCCCTGCTGAGCGCGGGTCTGAGCTTCACCGATCGGAGACGAGCCGTCCCATAACTTAGGGTACTTCATGGGTACCGACGAACATTGTCCAGAAGTCGGGCGTGTCTTCAGGGGGCGGAGCGTCGATGCTATAGATCGTGACGTAATCGAAAGTCGAGTCAGTGGATTGCTGGATATTCAAGTAGTCCAGGTCGAGACGGTCCGAACTGGTGTACGAGTTCGACACGGTCACCACCGTGGCTCCGAACGTCAAGATCGTTGTACCCGGAATCACCTTGATAGATCCGAGATACGTTCCCCCGCCGGCAAGAGTCACCGGTTGGGTGATGCTGTAGCCAGCGACGTTCATGATCCATTGAGAGCCATCCCATTGAATCGTGAACCCATCCTGAAAGGTGTAGCCCGCATGCCGGCCGCCGACACCTATCGCCGATTTAGACGTGTCGAGAGTGGGCGCCGCAGTCCACGAAAACCGCATATCCCAGCCGCCCGCCGGGGTGTAGGCGATGTGATCGGGGGTCGAACCATCCTCTCCGTAGGATGACGAAGTAATGAAGCTCCCGGTCGGGTACGGACTGGTCGTGGTGAGCTTTCCCGAGGAGCGAACAGCTGTACCGTTCCCCGTCGACCACGCAAACGAGTTGAAGCCCAGCGTATCCGGAGAAGCGCCGTTATTGTCCCCCGAGCCGGAGAACTGGTCGTCAAAAAAGACTACGCTGGGCATGTCTTACAGCGTCGGCAACGCCACCGAGTAATAGTCGATGGTCTGCGTTGCGGCGTTTACCAGCGCCACACTCGTCAGGTTCAGTTCCCCGCCCGCGAGCGCGACCAATCCTTGAATGCGCGCTTGCGTCGTAGACGAAGTACCGTCATCACCAACAGCGACATGACGGAAGAACGTCGCGGTGCCGGATGCTGCATTGACGCCACTCCACACCTCCGCCGACGCTTTCTGAAGGACACCGCTGGCCGCGGCCGAGGCGAAATTGATGCCAGTGCCGGTACTGTTGTTGCTGATCGTGCAGAGCAGCGTCGCGCTCCCGAGTGCCGAATCGGCATCGGGCGGAACGGCCCCACCGTAGATCTTGATGAACCCCGCGGCGAAGATTGTCTTCAGCGGGTTCGTGTCGAGCATTTTGTTGCGCAGCCCGGTCGAAAGTTGCATTGACATGCTATGTGCCTCTTAGTTGGACGTGAGAGTGAAGCCCGCAGTGATCCGGAGCACGCTGCCCGAATCGAGTACCTTGGGAGAAGAGAACTTGACGGCCGAGACCAGCACGCCGGTCGTCGCACCCTTGGCCGACGACGACGACATGAAGCCGCCGTAGATCGTCTTCGTGGCGTTCATCGTGAACTCGGCGCGGCTCGCGGAGTTGTCGAGCGCACCAGCTGCTACGGTGCCTGGCACGAATGCCACGCGCGTCGTCTCGGCGTAGGCCGTTGACTCGGTCGCGGCGGCCGGCAACGTCGCGGCCGTCACGCCTGCGCTCGGGGTGTAGTTGCCCTCGTAGATTCCGATGTACCAGGTACCGACTTGCGACGTTCCTTTGAACTCGGTAGTGAGGAAGTGGTTGAGGCCCTCGGTTGGAACGAGGTTCGAGATCCATTCGGACTCGACGACTTCGCCGCCTTTGAGGACTTCGACGAGATAGCGGAATCCGCCACGTAGTTGATCGATCACAGCACTGTTTCCTTTCGAACGATTTCCGCTTCCATGAAGCTACCTGCGGCAGCAACATCCGGCCCAGTACCGAAGAGCGTCGATGTCACGCGCTTCATGCCGTCAGCATCTCGGTACAACGTCGCGCCGGCCTTCGCCGTCGGGACTCCGATGGTCTTGTCTTGCGGGTATTCGACCGACCCGTCTTCATGCGCCACGACATAGCCGTTCGGACTCATCCACCAGACATCGGTCGTATCCGGCGAGCGCGCGCTGCTGCGCGCGTATCCCGCGTATGGGGACTTCACCGAGAGCTGGGAATCATCGATCGGGTCGGGCAACCAGTAGGTCTTGTCGGCGACGATGAACACGCCACCACCACAGGGTTCGAGAACCGAGATCACCTCGGGGAACGGGATGTATCCCTTCGCCGGGTTGTAGAGGCCGAACGCATAGGGCTCCGAATAGAAGAGCACCGTGCCGCTCGCGACCAGCAAACGCCCATTGAACGCCCTCACGATGTTGCCCGGCGGCATCTGCTGCATCAGCACGGTCTGGCACCGGCCGCCGAGCGTCGGGATCACCGTGATGCTGGTCGTCGCGCCTGCGCTGTAGTTCTGCGCCGTGCCGGTGCTGAGCAGGAGGTCGCTGTTGACCGGGCTCATGTAGATCCGCGCGTAGCCCGCAGGGATGTTCGAGATCGTGATCTTCCCGTTCGCCGGTACCTCGACTTGCACAGGCACCGTCGAGCCCGACTCCTCGCCCGTGGCCTGGTTGACCGCGGTGAGGCAGACCAGGTAGACGCCGGCCGGCAGCGAGCCCCCTGAGAGCCCCGAGACGCCCGGTTCCGGGCTGAGCCGCGGCACCCCTACGCTGAAGTCGGCCGCGCCCTGCACGCGCCCGATAGCGGCCCCGTTGGAGTAGTAGGTGCTGCCGTCGCCCGGAGAGGCGTAGGAGACCGGGGCGGCCGGGTCGAGACCGCCGCGCACAGCTGTCGGCACCGCGGCGGCCGAGAGCGCATACAGCGTGCCGTTGTCGACGAAGAACGCAGACCCGTCCTCGTCGCCCCACAGGCTGTGTGCCTTGGTCGCGTCGATCACCCGTGTGTAGCCCAGTCGGCGCTTGAGCGTGCCGGCTTCGGTGATGTCCGCGTTTACGGCGTGGCGCAGGAACGTCTGCTTGCCCGACGCGTTGCGCTGTTCGAGCTGCGTCGGCGGCAGGCGGTTGTTCACGCCGGCCGGGAACGGTCCGAGCGGGGCGGGGCGGAATGGCGCGGTCATGTCGGGATGTAGTTGTCGAACTGCGCGTCGAACTCGGCGGCCGGGAGCGTGAACCAGACGTTCGTGTCAACGGCGCGGATCACCTTCATGGCGGCCGAGCCGTCCCACGAATAGGCGAGCGCCACCATGGATTCATAGATCTTCCCGGTCGCACGGCAGACGTACATCTCGCTCATAGCTTCCAGAACTCCATCGGGTGATCGGCGCTCGGTTGAACGAGCCATGCATCGAACTCAGCCACGTACTTCGGTCGACCGAAGTTCATCTCGCCCGCGGCATAGTTCGTGTAGTTGCTCGTGCCGGTGAGCGCATGACGCGCCCAGGTCCACGTCCCCGAAACAAGGTCTGCGAACGTCGTGGCACCGGCCGGGCGGCTGAGTTCGAAGTACCCAGTCGGCGGAGTCGTCGATGTATCGAGGATGATGAAGGTGTCGGTCTTGTTCGCCGAACGGCCTTGACCGTTGCGATGCTCGATACCGAAACCACCCATCGTGACCGGACCGGTCCCCGTGAAGTTGATGACGCTGAAGCCCGCGGGGATGTTGTTGGCGTCGCAGATGCAGAGGTTCGAGCCCGCATACGCGGAGCCCCATTGCACGCCGGCCAGGATCGCGTCGAAGACCGGGTCATAGACACCGCCCGCTTCGTTCGAGTGCGGGTACAGGCCCGAGACTTGGTCAACGCTGCCCCAGTTGCCGACCCGCGCAGCCATCGTGCCGGACTGCCACGTGTTTGCGGAATTCGTGTAGTCGAAGGTGAAGTAGTTGGTACCGTTGTCCGACGGGAAGCGGATGAACAGCTTGCGCTTCGTGTCCTTGACGAAGCATTGAACGATAGACGACGGCGTGATGGTCCCGGAGTCTCCGAAGCGGCTCCAAGTCTTCGAGACGAGATTGAACGCGTGCGCCTGCGCAGCGCTGATCGCACCGGAGCCAACAGCAGAGCCATAGGCTTGAACGATGCAAGGACTGCTTGCTTCGTTGCTGTCGAGAGCCAGCAAGTTGAAGTACATGTGCTGACTGGCGGGACGATTTGCGATGTCTTCGCCGTGCACGGTGTCAGCGGTCGCCACTGGGTCGACGCGCGACGGAGCGAGCATCAGCTCCCATGCGTTCGTGCTCGCGCGCCAGGCAATGACACCGTCATAGCCCGTGTCGCCGTGACCACCGCCATAGACGACGTACAGGAGATCGCTCAACGCACCGTTGGCGTCGTAGATCCGAACGAGTTGCGCACTACCCCACGCACCCAGCACCTTCGGCAAGTTGAATTGAACATCGCCCGCGGTGAAGCCGCTGCCGTTCGCAGCGGTGTCGTTCGGCACGCTCGATCCGAGCTGGCCGATAGTGCCGGCGGCCGGGAGCGTGAACGGCCAGTCATTCGGGCATGCCGGCATCACTGCCGAGTTGCCAGCTGCGAAGATGATCTGACCGAAGTCCATGTAATACGAAGCTGCGGGCGGGATCGCCCCCAACTCCATATTCAAGTACCCAGTCAGGGACACAGCATTCCAACCCGGCAATGCCGTTGTCCAGGTGTTCTCCGTCGGACCGCTGGAACCGAAGATGATTGCTTCGTTGGTCTTCGAGATGACCTTGGTGTAGACCGTCTCTTTGAACTTCGCTGCGTACAACTCGACAGTGGTGTCTTGCACACCCGTAGCAGTGGGGTTGCCAGTCGGGTCCCAGTTGTGGCCCGCCTTGACGTGCAAGAGGAACGTCACCCACTGACCGCTCGGGTTTTCGTAGGCGGACCCGACCGGAGCATCTGCCGTGCCGTTGATCGCGGTGAGGTCGTACGGACCGCCAGGCTGGAGGGAATGGTTCGTGCCTTCGATGAGTCGGCCTGCGAGTCCGCCGTTGACCGAATACGCCGCGATGGCAACGACGGGTTCCGGAGTCGACGGGATCTGATAGCGCGTGCCGCCCGGCCCGTACCCCATGGCCAGCTGCTGCGGCACCGTCATCTGCGACTGCAGCATGAAAGTCTTGCGACCCCAGCGATTGTCATTGTTGTAGTTGGGGACGTTCAGAGCCAGCATGCGCGGGTCGACGTACTGGCGCCACTGCAGCCAGAATTCATCCCCGTCCCACACGTTCGAGCGAAGAACGCTGTCGATATTGACCGGGCCGTAGTCACTCGGCCGCCACGTGGGGTGAGCAGCTTGTTCGTCAGCATGTCCGTACCACGCATACCCGAAGGCTTGGCCACCATGCGGGAAATTGGTTTGGTCGTTGACGCTCCGCAGGATCTTGCCCGGCTTGTTGATGTCGTCGACCACGCGCCCGGTACTGTCCGCCTTCAACGCGGAGAACAGTCGCGACCAGTTCACTCCGCACTGGTGACCGATATAGACGGTGTTCGCCGCCACCCAGTCCTTTTGTGCTCCGTACAGTGGCTGACCACTCTGGGCTTGATAGGTCACGGTCAGAGTGTTGCCCGACTTGGCGGTGACGAGCCACAGGTTGTTCTGTTGATCGGCGAACTCGGCCGTGGTGTGCACGTAGTAACTGCCGTATGGCGCGCCCGTCATCGGGTTCGTCGCGGCCGGGTCGGGCCAATAGGTGGCGTCATTTATCGTCACCGGCCGCGGCCCAACGCCACCACTGACCAACAAGTCCGAAGTGATCTTCGCCCCGAGCGCGTAGAAGCGCATCGCGGTACCCAGCACCGGCACCGTGACCTTGGAAGGATGAAGGGCCGTACCCGCTTCGAGCACACCGGCCGAAGACCCCGTCAGGAACGACGTGATCTCTTCCTTGGCGCTGATGTCATGCGACCAGACAACACCGGCCGCGGTAGATCGGGCCGTGTAGTCAGCAGAGACAGACGGAGGAGGAGCTGGCGGCGCGGCTACGAGAAACGTGGCGGCGTCGATATAAAACGTCGCGCCATCCCCCCTGGTAATACGCCACGATTGCGACGTGCCGTTGATCTGTTCTTTGATCGATGCAATCGAGTAGCCGACGATGTATCGCTTGAACCAAGCGAACACGCTGGCGCACAGCGCTTCGGACGTTGGCCCGAACCACTTACGCCCCGAGTTGTCGGTATTGAGTCCCGACTTGATCTGGAATGGGCTGAAGGTATTCGCTCCGAGACAGAACGCATTCAGCAAGTGACTGGCCAAGAAGAGACCACGCTGGCCGTCGTCCGCCAGCGCGTACATCGGGTTGGTGAAGCCGCACTCGGTTACGTCGAAGCCGCCCCAAGTACCGCCGAGCGAGATGACTTCCTCCATCGCTTCCGCGATGCAGCCTTTGTTCGAGCTGAAGAGCGCGTCGCCGACGTTCGACGTGTTGGCCGACATTTCGTTCGGCGAGCAGTCATAGGGGTGAGCCCCCCAGCTGTCGAATGTCTGATATCCCTTGACGCTGGTGTTGACTGCGCCGCTCGCGTTCAGGAACGTGCGAACGCCTTTCAGTGCATCGCCTGACCCGATCCACCCGGCCGAGACGATGACGAACCGCGAGTCGACCGCTTTCGCGGCGGTCTTGATCGTGTGGTGAATATCGACCAGCTGCGCCATCGAGCCGGTGAAGAAGTTGCCGCCGGCCGGTTCATTCCAGCACTCGACTCGATCGATCGTTCCGTACCCGTATCGAGTCAGGAACGTCGTGACGAACGCCGACAGATCGGCGAGGTTCGCCCAGGGCACTCCCGTGAACTCGTCCGTGATACTCGGGTTGGTCGACTTGACCCGCGGAGTCCCGAAGAACGAGATCGTGATCTTCAGCCCGAGCGCAGCCGCGGCAGCGATGCGCGCGTCGTACCAGGTCCAGGTCGGATTCGCTGGGTCGGAGATGATCGACTGCGCCGGGCCGGCCGCGCCGACGTGCGTGCCGTTCGCCAAAGTGCCGACGCCATCTTCCCAGCCGAATGCCCGCAGGCCCCCGATGCTGCCGGCGTAGGCCGGCGCGGAATACTGCGTGCCGTAGCCGCCAGCCGGGCCAGGCCACCCCGGCTCGACTGGGCGGATGAACGTCGCAGGGAAGACCCTCGGACCGTTGTAGAGGCGTTCGGCACCGCGCCAGGCCCCCGGCGGGTTCGTGCCGGCGATCTCCAGCATCCGCCAGCAGCCGAGGCCGCCCTTGCGGCCGGGACTGCCGCTTACGCCGCCCGAGCCACCGGAGCCATAGGCCGTGTTGATGATGCTGTCGGTAGCACCAGCGGAGTACGAGTCAGCCTTGCCGTTGTAGCCCTGGGTCCAGCTGAAGCCGGGGTTGTTGCCGCCCGCCCCTGCATCGGCACCGCCGTTCACGCCCTGGTTGTTGACCCCGGCGTTGCCGTTGATCGAATCAGCGGCGCCACCGAAGCCACCCGTGCCGGCGGTCGAATTCGAACGGGTCGATTCATAGAAGCCGCCCCCGCCGCCGCTCGCGCCAGGTACGACGTTCCCCGCGGTGATGTAGCTCGCGATGTCGCCGGGGAAGTTGCCCGTGCCACCACGCGTACCGACCGCGTTGCTGCCAGCTCCGCCGACCATCTCACCGTTGGGCGAGCTGGCACCGTTGCCACCGTTCACACCCACCGCGCTGAACCCGCGCGCGCCGCCGCGTAGCGACTGCAGAAGTACGGTCGTGTTGTTGGCCAGCACGGCATAGGCCGTGCTGTTCTGGGCATTTACACCGTCGGTCGACGACGGAGCATTCGCCCGTCCAGGGGTGCCCAACAAGCCGTTGTAGAAGTCGATTGCCTTCGTCGTCGCCGGCAGGTTGTATAGCTTCCCGAGGCTCGCCGAGCCGACGTACTCGCCGGCCGAGCCGCCGCCACCGCCACCGCCAGCGGTCTTGCCGCCGCCACCGGGGCCGCCCGGAGCGATGCCCTGCAGGCGCACCTGGGTCACGCCAGGCGTGATCGGCACCCGCACCGTGGTTCCGGGCAGGATGATCAGGTGGGCCTGGGTCTGGTAGGCGGTCTCGATCGCCTGCGCCAGTACGCCAGTCGAGATCACGGCTTACCCCCCACCATGTCGTAGACGTTGGTTGCCGTCGGGACCAGCGTGCACCAGGGATTCGCAGCGCCGCTCGTGCGTGCCTCATTGACCGTCACGCCAGAGGCAGCGGCGAAGGTCATGGTCCCCTTGGCCTCGACGCGCCGCATGAACCCGAGCGGGACGGTCAGTACCGGGGAACTGGTGCAGATGAGCGGCGCCTGTGCGTCCGCCGTGGTCAGAACTCGATCCGCCGACACCGGGATCGGAGTCAGGACCGAACCGGCGTCAACATACTGCTTGGTCGCTGGCTGCAGCGCTGCAGTTGGATCGGCCGCGAGCACGAGCGGACCGGTCATCGTGTCGCCGCCCTTCGCGACCTTGCCGCTGACTGACGAGGTCAGCGCGGACACTGCCGACGACAGCGTACTCAGTGCGTTGGATAGCGCTGTGTTGATCGTGGTGAGATCAACCGAGGCCGCATCGGTGAGGCCCGCATAGGTCGATGACCCTCCCCCACCGCCACCGCCGGTGAGGTTGATCGTGACTGCGCCGATGCGCATGCCGGTGATCGCGCCGCTCGAATCGCGGATGAACTCAGCTTGTCCGACTTCACCGAATGCCATGATGATCTTCCTTACTTCTTACTTAGACGTTAGAGGCCGCCATAAGCGATGAGGCCGGGCTTGTAGTTGCGGCGCTCCAGTTCGAGCTTCGCTTCGGCACAGCGCGACCTGAACCGCGCTGCAAACGATTCACTCCGCGTGCGGTTGTATGTGTCCGCGTCGTCCTTCAGGTACGCCAGCTCGAACATCCCATCGATCAAGTACGCCACGTACTCGTCGCGGATCTCGAACGACGACGTGCTGTCGACGATAGAGGTAAGAGGCAGACGCCCGACTGTGAGATTGATCGTCGTGTTCGCGCTCGGCCGATCGACGGCGCGCAGCATGTTCTCGCTCTCGCCGATGACGAAGTAATTCAGGTTCGCCGTACGCGAGAACCCGCGCACTGTCGGGTCCGTATGGTTGTAGATCTTGTAGTCACGAAGCGCCGTGAGATCCTTCGCGTCGAACACCCGCAAGATCCGCGGATCGAGCGCGGTGTACGTGTCGGTCGGCGTCACGACGATCGAGCAGATCGAAGACACGCTGTCGCGAATGCCGTCGGTCAGCCGCGCGAACGTGATCTGCGCTTCGTCCATGTACCCATAGATCTCGTCGTCGGCCCACATCGGCGGGTCGGCCTTGTCGCCCGACTGACTGCGGAACTTCGCGAGGAGTTGAACCGGAGTCATGGCGTTACCAGGTCGAATGAAGCGGGGGGTTGGGAAGCCGGCAACATGAACCCGGCACGAAGACCCCCACCCCCCGCTGGGGATCGGTCAACGTTCTTCTTGATCGAACGGATGTAGCTCTGCAGACCGATCACTTTGTTGGCGTCGGACTCAGCTCCTGCAGCCACCTGTTGATATTGGCCGACGCACTCGCTGAAGCGCCGACTGACTTCGGCGGCGTCATCAATGAGGCGTCCGGGTCCGGGATCACTGGCGCTGGGGGCACTACGGGCAGCGGCGAGAAGCTGCTGCAGCCGGCGAACGCTTGACTGAGCAGCAGAAGCAGCGGAAGCAGCAGCTTCCGCACGTTGAACGTCCTGAACATGTGCACTCTCCACGTTGGCCCGGACACTCGCGTCCTCTGCCTTTTGCTTTTCGACGGCAGCATCGAGATCCTTCTGGGCCTGCTCGCGCATCGCGGTCTGGCCGTCCGCCACGCCGTCGCGGTACTGGTTGTGCCCGTAGCTCCAGACGGCCAGGCCGGCGCACGCCAGCGCGAGCGCGGCGATGATCAGGTCGGTCTTGATACTGGAGAACGCGGCGAACATCTCAGCCCACCGTGATCGCGATGTCTTCGCCCGCGGACTTCGCGGCTTGGAGCTGGGCAAACAGGGCATTGAATGCCGCGCGCGAGTTGCCGATGAAATCGGTCGACCGCGTCTGCCCGACGAGAATGCAGCCGTCGGTGTCTCCCGAGGAGTTCCCCGGATGAATGCGGATGCCGATGAAGTTCGGCACGTCGATCAGCAGCGGCAGCATCGTCTTGAAGCGCGGGCTGAACGTTATGTCGACTTTGTAGTTGCCAGCGGGAATCGCGGTCTCACCGTAGATCTTTACCCCGTTGGGGCGGACCACGTCTTCGAGCGTGTAGCACTCGAACTTGCCATTGATCGCGAGTTCTCCGATCGTCGAGTCCGAGCTGAAGTTCTTGCGAGCCAGAGTGAGCTTCATAGATTGCCAGCCTTCGAATTCATGTATGCCGGTGGAACAAACTTGACGCCGCGCTGATGAGTGACGCTGAGATGAGAGATAGCGGTACCGATCGCAGCCATCGAGTCGATGTCGACAGTCTTCGTCACGAGCAGCTTGGCAATCGCAACGATCAATCCGGCCCCGAGGAATCCATGCAGAGCGACGTAGTCAATGCGCTGAGTCTTGTAGTGCAGCTTCACCATGCGAAGGAAGTACGCTGCGAAGCAAACGCACCCTAGCGCCGCAGCGCTGTATGCGAAGAACTCCATCATGGCTGTCCTCCATCCGAAGGCGGCCGAGGCGCAATAGGCGGGAGTCCGAAGGCCCTCCGGATACCTTCGACGACGATGTTTGGCAGAACCTTGATCAGCGTCTTGGTGATCGGGTAGAAGCCAAAGGCGAGGCCGACCGCAGTGAGGTACCGAACAGTCGGCTCTTCGATGTGCGTCAACTTGCTGAGCGCCGTGGCTGCGAGAGCTGAGATCAAACTCGACAGGACGAACTTCGCGATGGCCTTCGGGATGCTCTTCTCGGGGTCAAGACCCTGACCGAAGAACCCACCCGCGAATGCGTACAGGAAAGTCGTCATGTCGATGCCGAGCACCGCAGAGACAGTCGTACCGATACACGCAACGGCAGTCGTGCACGCTACGCTGATACCGATGCCGACCGTGCTTGCGGGCTCAGCCATGGATCACTTCGACTCGCCGAACTTCTTCTGGAAAGCAGCCCAGCTCGAATCGCGTTCCGCGACCGACACGGAGAAGCCCACCAGGCCCGACACGACGCGCGCATGGGGCTCACCGCCCTTGGCCAGGTCGTTCGGCTCGCCGCGCTTCATGATCTCTTCGTACGCCATGAAGATCTGCTTCAGGCGCTCGGCCGCGGTCTGTTCCTTCTCGGCTTCGAGCACGAGTTCGGTGTCCTCGGCGACACCACCGGCGGCCATGGCCTCGGGCCAGAGCTTCGGGGGAACGTGTGTGGGCACGCCCTTCTTGAACTCGACGGAATGGCCGAAAATGGACGGGATCGTGATGTCCCTGGGCATGACGAATTTCATGTGTGAACTCCAGTTGTGAAACAGGCCGAGCTACGGGCAAATGCACGCGGCTCGGCCTGCGAAGCGGCGAAGGTGCCGGGGATCAGGCGATCTGTGACTCGTTGGCGCGACCGCGCACGACGTAGGTGACGCGGACGGTGACCTTGCCGGCGGTGGCGTTGGCACCCGCGTTCGCGAGCGCGATGCGGACGTTCTCGCCGACACCCACGTAGCCCGTCGGCACGAGCACGGTGCGGCCGGTCGCCTTGATGTTCGTGGCACCCAGGTAGCGCGTCGCGTTGCCCGAGTCGCCGACGGTGATCGTCGCGGTGCTGGAGTCGTTCGAGGCGATCTCGACGGTCACGTCGCCGCCGATCACGATGGCGTTCGGCGGGAGCGGAATCACGTCGGCGATCGGCGCGGCGACCGAGAACGCCTTGACGGTGCCATCGGTGGCGAGGATGGTGTCCGTCAGGTTGAAGACGAACTCCGCGTGGAGGGCGTACTGCGCGGTGCGCGAGGCATTGAGCTTGGCCATGATCTGGGCCTCCTTATTGCTGAGCCACGTACGTCGAGATGACGCCGAAGTCTTCGGTGGAGTTGCCCTCGTAGATCGAGCCGAATTTCGGCTTCAGGAACCCGAAGATCTTCCCCAGCTCGATACCTTGCTGGTTGCCGTAGTCGAACTCTTTCTCGTTCCACTCGGGCTCGCCGATGTCGGCCATGCCCAGCGCTTGAGCGCCGCAGAAGAGAACCTGGCATCCGTCGACCGTGCCCGAGCTGCCGTACTTCGAGCCCGAGGCCGCGCCCAGCGTGTTCGGCACGTGGCGGAACTCGTGCAGGTAGATGCCGTCGATGTTGACGGCGTCGCCCGTGAACAGCTCGTTCTTGTCGCCGCGCGTGATCGCGTGGCGCAGGTTGAGCATGTAGTCCTGGTCCATCTTCAGCTTGGCCATGGCCAGCGGGGTCAGGAACGCGTGATAGGTCTCGCGGCCGCCCGATTCCTTGACGCCGCGGATGTAGCGGGTCTTGGCGTAGGCCTTGAGCTGCACGAACATGTTCCAGGTCGGGAAGTCGACCGAGGTCACAGCGCTCGACGCGGCGTTCGCCACCAGCGTCTTGTTCGTCGCATCCCAGCGCAGGCGGCGGTTCGAACTCGGCGCGGCCACGTCGGCTGCGAATTCGAGGAACGGGAGATCCGACGAAGACCGGGTCGAGCCGTCCGGCTTCAGCGTGTAGCTGATGCCGGCGAGGGTCAGGAACGCGAGCTGGTCGATGCGGTCCGCGAGCCAGTAGGACAACACGTCCTTGCTGTTCGAGCGGAACTCGACGACGCTCTTCTGGTTCGCCATCTTGCCTTCGTGGCGATTGGCGTGGCGCAGCTGGTCGATGCGGATCACCTGGTCGTAGGTGAGCATCGATTCTTCGTTGCCTTCCAGGGTGCGGTCGCCGGCCACGCCGTCGCCCACCAGGTCCGCCAGCAGCGTGATCACGGCGCGGGCGCCCTTCTCGCTTTGCTTCAGCTCGGTGATGTGCTGGATCAGCGAGTTCGGACCGGAACCCAGGAACCGGTTGACGAAGGACATGTTCCGGGCATTGCGCCAGGTGTCGCGAGACCAGATGGTCTTCTGCTCGTTCGTGAGCAGCGAGAAATTGGTAAGCACTTGGTGTGCCTCCTGCGGGGTCTAAGTTAGAGACTCGGGTTCCTTGCCGAATCTCGCTTCGGACCTGCGCAGGGTTCGCGCCGTATCGTGGCGCCGCCGATGCGCGGCAGTTTACTCTAAGTTAGAGCTTCGATGTCAAGCCGCAAAGAGAAAGGCCCCTTTCGGGGCCTTGGTCAGTCCAGCAGGTAGAGCCGTAGCCTCGTGGGCGTCGGGATCTTGACCAGCCTCGGGTGAGGCGGCTTCGGCCGGCAGAGCCGCGCGAGAACGCGGACCAGGCGGCAGAAGTCGCACATCACGCCACCGACAGGGTCAGCTTGGTCGGCGTGGCGATGGTGATCGTCACCGGGGCCGTGGGCACGACAATCGTGGCGTCGGCCGGCACGACGGGGCCGATGGGCGCCTCGTCGGCGTCGACCAGGCTGATGGTGCCGGCGTAGGTGCCGGGCACGGTGACCACGACGCTGATGCTCGTGGCGCCGATCGCCGCGGTCTGCTTGACCTGGGCGCCGGTCGTGGTTTCGGTCAGGGTGAGGAGCAGGCCGACGGCGGCGGTGCCGTCGGGGTAGGTTGCGTTGGGGTCGTTCTCGATGGTGCCGTTGACGGTGGACATGGGGGCTGTTCCTTGCAAGGGGGAAGCGGGGACCATCATCGTATCCCCGTTCTTAGATCGTGGTTAGAGCTTAGATGTTTCAACGTGTTTTAGCTGATCCGAATCAGACCGACCCGCCCGATCGTCAGTCGCGCGGTGCCCGCGCCAGCGAACGTCGCAGTGAGATTGATCCGGAAGATCGACGGCGTGCCGGTACCGGGGATCGTCAGCGGCCGAGTCTTCGAGACCAGAGTGAACGACTCGGGGTAGGGTCCGTCGGTGGAAGCCCACGCGTTCTCCCACGAAAAATAGTTCGTGGTTCCGTCGTAGTACTGCAAGTAAAACTGAATACCCGACAGATTCCCGGCACTCGTCAGCGCCGCGCCACCGGCACCCGAGGCCGAGATCTCGGCGACAGCGATATACGTCGCACCGACGACGGCGTTCGCATGTTGACTCGGGAATCGCGCTTCGTATGCGTCACCAGCTGCGGTAGCGGTGACTTCCATGGACATATCTTGTCCGAACCCGTCCGCGCGCGAAGCCACCGAACAGACGCACGCTGACGGAGAACCGCCGCGGTTGATCGAGATGCCGCCGGTCGGGATATTCCCCGAGACGTTCGTGCCGGTCGCAGCAGTCGAACCAGTGAGCAACGGGTTCGGTTGAAGCTGAAGAATCGCACCGTCTGCGGCGATCGTCGCAGCGTTCGATGCCGGCAAGATGTCGGTGTACGAAGGGATCGTCGCGAGAATCCACGATTTCAGTGCTTGTGCTTCGCGATAACCGCCGAGATTGTTCTCGTGCACCGTCGCATCGCGGAAGTACGTCGACAGCGACTCGATGTTCGCCGAAGTCGGCGCGAGCATCGAGTTGTAGATGTCGACAATCTGCATGCCCGGAGTCGCCGCGACATAGTCACGGATCTTCCGGTTCAGGTTGTCGAGTTCCCGCGCTTTCGCAGTCGTCATGCCGCCGGTAGCGAATGCCGGCAAAGGAATCGTGAGTGCGACCGGAGTGATCCCGGCGGCGAAGAGCGCCTTGTAGATCTTGATGATAATCGGCATCGTTGCTGATGCCGTCCCACCATTCGTGATGATGTCGTTGAAACCAATCGACACGAAACAATACCGCGGCGCGAATGGAATCACGCCGGGGGAAGTTGTCACGACGGCGGCCTGACTACCGATAGCGCCGAAGCCTGCTCCGAACGTCGCGTTCGAGAGCCGGTTCAACAGCCCCTGCGCGGTGTCGCCGGAAACACCAGCGTTCGCCACGAGATTCAGACGCTGACGAGCAAGCGCGTTGCCCAACGTGAACCACCGCGGACGGCCGGTGATTGCAGTCGAGCTTTGGTCATAGTGCTGTTGAACGCGCGAGTCGCCAGCGATTGCGCACGTCACGCCGAGATCGGGCCGCTGTTCGATGGCGTTGATCTGAAACGACGAAGCGTTCGACCCATCAACGAGTGTGAAGCTCTGGCGGCGGAAGTACGGCCCGAAGGTCGTGACCCCTGCGGCCAGCGGCGTCGCGAGCGATGCCCCCGACGCGTTTG